CAAGTGGCCGAATGATTGCAAACATCACAGCCCCCGCAACCGAAGCCGCAAAGCAGTGGCAAGGCTGGGGCACAGCCCTGAAACCCGCACTGGAGCCGATCACAGTGGCACGCAAGCCGTTCCCCGGCACCGTGGCCGAAAACGTGTTGGAGCACGGAACCGGGGCGCTGAATGTTGATGGGTGTAGGGTGGCAACTGATGAAAACCCATCAGGTGCCCGCAGGGCTTCGTCGCCACCTATCAGAGAATCTGGCACGTGGGCAAATGACCGACGATCGCCTGAGGCTTTTGCTGAAGTGCGACCAGGCGAAGCTCTAGGCCGATTCCCCGCAAACCTGATCCACGACGGCAGCGAGGAGGTGGTGGGGCTGTTTCCGGAGACTACGAGTGGCGGAGGCGACAAAACAAACAAGGGACCGAGGGGAGAGGCCGTAGGAGGAATTTACGGTACGTTCAACCCCAATCCTGATCCGCGACAGCACGAAACTGACACAGGTTCCGCAGCCCGGTTCTTTTACTGCGCCAAGGCTGACGCTGCAGAAAGACGCAACAGCAAGCACCCAACTATCAAGCCAGTGGCTCTGATGCGTTATCTAGTTCGGTTGGTCTGTCCTGCTGGCGGTGTGGTGCTTGATCCATTCGCGGGCAGTGGCACAACGATTGAGGCGGCACGGCTGGAGCACTGCCGGGCAATCGGCATCGAACGAGAGGCGGAATATTGTGCGGACATTTTGGAGCGTTTGCGGCAGGGCGTTTTGTTTTAGGTGGAGGGAGGTCAGGACATAATGGCAAAGAAAACAGCAGGGCGGCCAGTCGGAAGCAAGACGAAGGACAGGCCCGTGGCAGATGAGCAGGTGGCCCAGTGTCCACACTGCGGCAGTCGCAACCGGGGCCAGTTCAAGAGCCTGCAAACGGTCAACGGCAGCGGATCGGCGAATGGCCGAGATTATGAAGGCGTGGAGCTGCGGAACTGCTCCTGCAACGACTGCGGCGGGGCCATGATCGTTCGGCGGTATCTCTGGGTCTAAGCTGAAAAACGGGTTCCCCATTAAGGCACTGGTAGACGAGGTCAGCATCCTGCACGATGCTGACCATGAGCGAAACCAGGCGACAAAAGATTGACCGACTCCGGGCACTGCTGGAGTCTGGCGTCTCCTCTGACAGCACGGACGGAGCTTCCACCACGTTTGACTTGGCCAGCGTTCGGAAGGAACTGGCCAGACTCGAGCGCGAAGCAGGAATCCGCAAACGGCGGTCGCGCGTCATCACTCCCGACATGACGAGGAGGTGACGCGATGAGTCTCCAGCAGTCCGACACATACCAAGCCCTCAATCCAAAGAATCGCAGACGCTCCACGCGACTCCGGCCACGGTCGGAAAATTTCCTTCTCACGGACAACAGACGCAAGGCCCTGCAGGCCAATGCTCTGGACGTCCACCGGAATATGGGCCTTCTGGCGTGGGCAATTCGCCGAACGCTGGACTACTGCTGTCTTTTCGATTTCCAGCCCCGCACTGCTGACCGGGGGCTAAATGTCGCACTCCGGGAGCTGATGGAGCGAGACACGCAGGCCGAAGCCATCGACTACTATGGCCGGATGGACTGGGACGATATGCGGCGGATTGCACAGGCCCAGCAACTGCTGGCCGGTGATGCGTTTTTTGTCCGCGTGAATGGGTCTCTCCAGATGGTGGAGGGGGCGTTCTGTCAAAATCCAACAGGCCGCAGAGATCAGGGGCAGTGGGTCGGTGGTGCCAAGTTAGTTGGCGGTCGGGTCAGGGCGTGGAATTTCGCCGAAGAGGACCCCCGAACCGGACAGGCTCAGGACCGGATCATCAAGGCGGGATCTGTCTGGCAATACTGCCAACACGAAGCCAGGCCAAATCAGATCAGGCCAGTGGCTCCGATTGTGGCAGCCCTCAATGAGTTCAGAGATCTGGATGAGACATTCGACCACATGCGGGCCAAGGTCAAACTGGACCAGCTTTTCGGGATCGCGTTTGCCAGAAAAGAAGACTCCGAGGCGTTCGACGAAGACGACGACGAAGCCAGCCTACAGGACGGAGCCACTCGTGTTGTGGATTTCGGCGATTCTCCGGCGGTTGTCGATCTCGATGAAGGCGAGTCGGTCCAGACGATCCAGAGCCAGACACCAGCAGCCAGCACTCAGGAATTTTTGCAGCTGTGTACGCAGATCGCGCTCAAGTCTCTGGATCTGTCCTACTCAATGTTCTCCGAGAATTTCACGAACTACAGCGGGAGCAGAATGGCGTGGATTGGGTTCGAAAGAGCCTGTCACACCAGACGCAAAACGCAGCGAATCCTTCATGACAAGATGGCACGCTGGCGGCTTTATCGGTGGTTCCTTCGGCCAGAATTTGGCGGCACTGGCGAGCTAAGTCTGCCCAGTGGCATGACTCCCGAAGACGTCAAATTCCGGTGGGTCCCCCGTGGCGTGGCATGGTGGAAACCACAAGAGGAACTGGACACAGCCCTCCGCAGCGTGGCAGCTGGGCTCAAGTCGATGCAGGACGTTTGCGACGAATTCGGGCTCGGCGATTACTTGGACAACGTGGCCGAGATCGCCAAAGAGCGAGAGGAGCTGGAGCAGTTCGGATTTTTGCAGAAGTGGTCAGACGCGGCCATGGTCAGACTGACAGACGGCTCAGACAGTGCAGACAGTGAGGTGACAGCATGAGCCCCAGCAGACTCTGGCAAATCGACCAGCGATTCCTCCAGGCGTTTCAGGCGAGAGCAGCCCGCAAGGCTGGCCTTGATCCAGAAACGCTGGACGACATTTTTACGGAATACCTGGCGGACGCTCTCGGCGTGGACTCCAAGCCCTACGAGATGACCGAAGACGGCATCGCGATCGTTTCTGTGATCGGGCCATTGTACAAGCGGAAAAGCCCGTTCGTCTCAAACTACAAAGCCATCGGCGAGGCCCTGACGGCAATCAGCCAGATGGAGCAACTCCCGCCCATCGTGCTGAAGATCGACAGCCCTGGCGGCATGGTGGCCGGTCTTGATCCGGTGCTGGATCAGATCCGCGAGCTGGCAGAGCAGACGCTGGTGGTGGCAAGCATCAACGGGATGGGGGCCAGTGCAGCCTATCGGATCGCATCACAGGCTGGGTCGGTCTACGCGAGCAAGGATTCAGAGGTTGGAAGCATCGGCACTTACTGGCAGCTTCTGGACTACTCGGAGGCGTACAAGAAAGCCGGGGTCGAGAGCATCCTGCTGACTACTGGCCCTTACAAGGGACTCGGCACACCGGGCGAGCCACTAACACGACAGCAGCGGGAATTTCTTCAGCAGACGGTTGAGGAATCAAACGAGGCATTCCTGCGGGACATCATGGCCGGGCGGGAGATGTCCGAGGAGGCAGTAGACAGCGTGGCTGATGGCCGGTGGTGGTCAGCCAGCAAAGCGGAAGCATTTGGACTCATTGATGGAATCGGAAGTCTGGCGGACGTTCTCCAGATGATCCGGGACCAAGGCTTTTTGAAGGAGCCAGCGATGGCAAAGCCGAAACTGCAGCCGGGGCAGGCTGTGACGGATGCAGAGGAGGCGGCACCGGTCGCAGAATCTGCTCCCGAAGAGACTCAGCCGGTGGCTGAGGCGATCGACGAAGAAACCGGCGAAGAGGTTGAGCCGGTGGCAGAAGAGGACGTGGAGGAAGTGGAAGAGCCAGTGGCTGAGCCAGTGGCAGCCGTCCACGATCTTGGCGCGTACATGTCAGCCTTCGGCGATGCTGAAGGGGCGAAGATGTTCCGCGATGGCATCAGCTGGCAGGACGCTCAGCAGGCCCACATGGCAAGCCTGAAGGGCGAACTGCAGGACCTGAAGGCCGAGATGGCACAGCTCCGGGAGCAGGCTGCAGCAGCTGCCCAGGCGTCACCAGATGAGGCCAAAGGCGTGAACGTGGCAGCCGACAAAGGCTATGTCTCATGGGCAGACGCTTGCCGAGGCAAGAAGAACTGAATTGATCTGCGGCAGGGGCTGCGGACTGAATACACACACTTGATCTAAGGAGATCACGACAATGGCGGACACGCTCACCACTTTGGCCGAACTGGTCAAGTTCAACTCTCTGGATGTCAATCCAGCAGAGATCTCGGACATCCTCAACGGGGCTCCCGTGTTGGCTCAGCTCAACGCGATGATGTCCTCAAACGGGACTACCCACAAGTTCAACAAAGAAACGACGGCTCCCACCATCGGCTTCCGTGCGGTCAACGCTGGTGCCGATTACACAGCCGGTTCCAGCACTCAGGTCAGCGTGGACCTGAAGTATATTGACGCCACCATCCGCGAAGACATCGCCTTGTGCCGTGCATTCCGTGGCGGGTCCGAGGCGTGGCTGGATCGCGTGACCCGCAAGCAGCTTCGGCAGGCTCTCAGCGTGCTCGAGAAGCAGGTGTTCAACGGCACCACTGAGGGAGACGCCAGCGGGTTCAGCGGCTTGTCTGATGACTCCAACTATCAGGCAGGCGGTGATCTGCTGATCGACGCGGGCGGGACCACTGCCGGGACGGCTTCCAGCGTGTGGTTCATCCGATCGACTCCAGACGACGCGGCCATGAGCGTGGTTGGTGCTGGCGATGAGGATCTGGCACTGGACAACATTAACTTTCTTGTCGGCGAAACCTTCCAGAGCGAAGTGGCCGGCAGCAACAGCAAGTTGATGACGGCTCTCTGCCGGCACATTGGCGGCCATCTGGGAATCCAGGCTGGCAGCAAGTACGCGGCAGCCCGCATCGGAAACCTGACAGCCGACTCCGGCAAGGGTCTGACTGATCTGCTGATGAGCCAGTGTCTGGAGTTGTTCCCGTCCGCAGATCCTCCGACTCATATTGCCATGAATCGGCGGTCTGGCGGCCAGCTGCAACGCAGCCGGACAACTTACTCACCGGTCGGAGCTCCTGCTCCTCTGGTGCGTGAGTACGAGGGGATTCCGATCATCTACACCGACTCGATCCTCAACACCGAGACGCTTCTGTGATGATCGTCTGAGTCAGCCCGCGCGGGTTCCCGCCGTCAGCCTCCACCCTGGCGGCGGGGCTTTTGAAAGCATCCCATGCCATCACCAATCGCAACAGCAGCAGCAGCAGCCAGAGAGGCATCACGGCGCGTTCGTGGCGAGACCGTCACGTACACGCGCGGGGCTTACTCGGTCACGTTGCTGGCTGTGCGGGGGTCAACGGCATGGGATCGGACGGCACCGTTCAACGGTGTCAGGGTGGGCGACAGGTCCACAGATTGGCTATTCAAGCAGGCCGATCTGGTGGACTCTGGAGCAGCTGAGATGGAGCCACAACGCGGCGACGAGGTCAGCGTGGATGGTGTCACGTTTCGCGTGATGCCATACGGGCCAGACAATCAGCTCTGGATGTACCACGACCGGGACCGAAAGTTCCTGAGAGTGCACACGAAAGAGAGGGTCTGATGGCCAGCAGGTCCGCAACGCTTGCCAATGCTCTGGTGACTGCCATCTCCGGTTGGGCGTCTTTGCCCTCCGGCGTGACAGTGGCTCGGGTGCGGTCTGTCACGCATCTGCTGGTGGACATGCCAACGGCAGCAGTGGGCCGGGTGGCTGTGATTGTCTCCAGCGTGGAGGACCAGAGCAGCCGGGGAGATGTGGCCGAGGATGTGACGATCGGGATTGCGGTCATTGGTAACTGCGATTCCGAAGCCGTCGCACAGTCTGACAGCTGGGATGAGTTCACAGAGGAACTGCGGGACTGGCTCCGGACGGACTCACAATTCCGAAACATGGATCTCGGAAGCGGATTAGCGGCACAGCGGCGGTCAGTCTCAACGGTGACTGTGGCAGATGCTGACATGCTGGACGAGAACGAGATTTTCGTCAGTGCCACAGAGGCGGTCTGGTTCATGTCGGTGGGGAATCACTCATGATTCAGGTTGATTTTGACACAACACTTGGCGACTTTCAGCGGGGATTTTTCGACCGTGTTTCAGACAAGGTGATCGCTCCCAAACTGCGGCGATTCCTTTCCCGTGCTGGCGGGTCGATTCGTAAAGCAGCCGGGCGACAATTCCAGAGCCGAGCACAAAAGCCACTCCGGGAACTGACACCGAAACAACTGCGACGATTCAGGCAGGAGCAGGCAGAATACAAAGCTGGCAAGCGGCAAGAGAAGCCACGCAGGCCGGACAAGGTTGCATTGCCGGGGCAGTCACCACGAGTACACACGCAGAAGAAGAGCGAGAGTCTTCTGGCCGGTCGAATCTTCTATGCTCTGGCTGATGACGATCAGAGCGTGGTGATCGGGCCAGACAAGCTCAACAGCAAGTCCAGCCGAATGACGCTGGAAAAATTGGAACAACGGTTCCCCTTCATGGAACCAGCTTTTGAGGCGATTCAGCCGAAACTTCCCAGTTACTGGCCACGATGATAAGGAAAAAATGACATGACAGACGCAGCAGCCGGAAGTGTTCTCGGCGACGATTGCAAGCTCTACTATTCCGCGACACTCGGCGGAGCCGGAACACTCACGGAAGTTCCGGTGATCATTGACGACACGCTGAGCAGTGAGCGCCGGGCAGTCGAGAGCAACTGCCGGGGAGATGCCGAGGTGGGCGAGCTGATTGGCAAGCCAAAGCACACCATCACGGGGACCATTTTGCTGAAGCGGGACAGCGCTGGCGTAGGGGCCACATTCGTGGCACTGCGAGACGCTTACACAGCCGGGACCGTCCTCCACTTTGCGATGGCCACGGGGGACATCACCCATATCGGCCAGTATGTTTTCCGCATTGAGGGACGGCTGAAGCGATGGGAGCAGAGCCAGCCAGACAACGACACGGTCAAGGTCTCGTTTGAGATCACGCACGCTGGCGACAATACCTACGCCAGCAACTTTTCAACCGTCACATCGTAAGGAGTGGAGCATGTCTGTGGGGCGAGTGGATGAGGTCAAGGTGGAGACATTGGCGGGCGAGACGGTAACGGTGAAGCTGCAGGTGGTCGGGGTCGCAAAGACCAGCCAGCCAGCAGCTGCACCAGAGCCAGCAGATAACGGAGGTGGAGACGATGGTGGAGAGGTTCAAACTCCTGAATGATCAGGAGGTGGCTGTCAGCGTCCGACTGTCTCACCGGAAACCAATCCGGGAGGCGGTCGGCGTGGAC